GCGTCGTCTTGGACGTTCCGGTCCCGACACGTTCGCCGATACGTTGCCGCACCTTACGCTTGTGCGTATATTTTCGTGCCATCTTCCTTACTCGTTTCTTCCCCGAACGATAAGCCATTCTTGCACCTTTTCGGACAGCCCTTCCAGCAAAGCCAGCAATCTTCTCAGCTGCGTACTGATGTAAAGGAGACCAACCAGAGTAGGCAGCACCGTACCTAAAAGCAGGCTTAGCAAGACCTCCGATAGTTCTTGTTGCATAAGGAACAAGAGACATTGTTCCATTTTATGAGCTGGTATAGTATTACCCAGCTCACTTATGTCCCAGTCCCAATCCCGACGTTGGTGTTTCACCATCAACAATTTCACGCCCCAACATGAGCTCGCCCTCACAGAGATCGATTGTCGATACCTCGTCTACGGTCGCGAGCGTGGTGAATCCGGAACCCTCCATCTCCAAGGATTTATCGTTTTCTCTACCAACCAACGGTTCAACGCGGTCCGCGCTCTCTTTGGAACTTCGGCTTATCTCGAAGCAGCTCGTGGATCAAGCAAGCAAGCTTCTGATTATTGCAAGAAAGATGGAGACTTCGCTGAATATGGCGAATTGCCAGACTCCCAAGGAAAACGCACTGACTTCGACGAATACCTCGAATGGTGCCAAGCCTGTACCTCGCCGCCCTCGCAGCGTGAAATTATCCGCGCTTTCTCCCGACTTTACGCCCGGTATAAAAAGGCGCTTATGGACATCGCCCAAGAACACGCCCCCCGCCTCACCTTCGAAGTTGGCGAGCCGCGCGACGGGTGGCAGTCCACTTTAGAGACTCTCCTCGAGGAGGAGCCTGCGGACGACCGTTCGATCCAGTTCTATGTTGATCCTGACGGTAATTCAGGTAAATCATGGATGTGCAAATACTTTTTGAATAAATACACCGACTGCCAAATGATCCGCCCCGGTAAAGAAATGGATATGGCTTATGAAATCGACGAGACTAATCGGATCTTTTTGTTTGACGTACCCCGCTCGAAGATGGAACATTTTCAATATTCAGTCTTGGAAGCCTTGAAGGATCGGATGATCTTCAGTGGCAAGTATGAAAGCAGACTCAAGCGCCTACGCCATGTGCCACACGTGCTCGTGTTCTGCAACGAACAGCCAGATATGGAGAAGCTTTCATTGGATCGCTACAATATTATTAACGTCTAGAAGAATACCGCGTCCTTGGCCGCGGCGCCCGGGCCTTTCTATCCACTACACGCTAACCTCTTTCATAGTACACAAGGGCTACTTCCAAACGCCGTGCCCCTGCTGTACGCGCCAACATGCGACGAATACGCTGCCGCTCTGGCGAATTGTATAACGCCCACCATAACGCATTTAAGTATTCACCGGTAACAACCATTTTAGTTTTTAGGTTCACGAAAGTATGAAATGACACGATTTTGCATTTGTGGGCCAAAGGTGGCACTCGACCCACCGGTTGTCATCTGGAAATCAAACCAGTATACTGTGTAAATGGCCGAATTACCAGTCGGACTCTCTCCGGTACCGTCATACCGTAGTTGACGATTAATCTTGATGTACCGGTCAATCTTCTTGAAATTACTGCTGCTTCTTTCAACGTCGGCTCCATCCGTCAATCCCTGCAGTCGAAACCGCTTATGCATGAGGATATCATATTCGTCCGAGTTAATAGGTAGGTAGTGAAACTCCATCGACGACAGGGCAGTAGCGAAGTTTCTCGCACGTTCGGTCCCGGTTCCTTGAGATTTAAAAAAATCCGTTGCATCCGGACCGATACTACCAGCCTTCTTGGGTCGCACAACGGCGAAGTTCACCAGCATCGTGTTGTTTTGAGTATTGCGAAAATGATAGTACAACTTCGCGCCACGAAAATTAACCATATCTCGTTGACGGTTATGAATTAGATCATCGGCTGAAGTATTCTTTGCGATATCCATCAAAGCATCCGAATATAACGTTCGTGTCTGTAAAACAGTTACATCCGTCTCACGCGCCAGCGTCGTCTTGGACGTTCCGGTCCCGACACGTTCGCCGATACGTTGCCGCACCTTACGCTTGTGCGTATATTTTCGT